AAGATGAATGGTTACGACCAATATATTAGTGCTTATCCAGAATGGTTCTAATTTTGTAAATAAAAATTTATAAATATATGGCGCAGATAAATGTTAATAGAAACACTTTCTTAGAAAAAGAAGAAGTGATGAATATGCAGTCTTTCCTACAGAACTCTTTGCTTGGAAAGATTCTTATTGCCGGAAGTTATACATTCGGCATAGTGACAAACAACCCTACCAAGTTTGACAGTGATTTTAAAACGGAAGAGGCTTTTGTAGACAACAAGGCGTTCGAGGTGCAGCAGGGAACACAGGGAGGAACGGTAAGGATATTACCGGGTATGGCGGTAAACTCATTGGGGCAAGTAATAAACATTGTCAACATATACGATAACTTTGCCATCCCGGCAGACAGCGTGTATTACTGGCTAAAAATCGGGTATTCGACAAAGAATTACGAAAACGGATATGTGAGTATCAACCAGAAAGGTGTAGTGACCGGAACCGTGGATTTTTCCGGTAAGGTGAGAGGACAGGCAGGGAAAACCCCGGTAGCGATAAAGTTCTTGAAAGACGACGGTTCACAGCCCCTAAATAATGGCGTATATGAGATAGTCAATATAATAGACAACAAGAATATTGTATTAACGTCCGAATCCGATTTTGTTGCGGAAACAAATTTGCAAGTCGTGATACTGGGAACGGTGCCGCTTGGAAAGGTATTCACGGACGCGCAAATGGAAGGGCTTTACACCTATGATTGGTTTACGTTGGGGCTGACACAGGAAGTGACCTTGGAACAGCCGCCTACCAAGTCGGTAAACGAGTTTTACATAGCAAGAGTGAGAAACAACGGTGGTACGGTTACAATCGACAATACGGCAAAGACGGAATACTGGTCTTTGGCAGGCATGCCGAAACCGAAAGAATAAGAAAGGAGGAGAAAATGAAATTATTATATACAGTAAGTTCCGGATATATGGCAGAACAGCAGAATGTTTCTTATTCGTTGGGTGGCTTTGCATCTTCCACGACAATACCTAACGACATGTTCGGTAATTTGTTTGATGAATTGAGTGTAAACACGATAAGAAATGCGAGAAACGAATACCGGGCTATAGTGCTGCACAATGACAGCCAGGAGGTGGCAAAAGGGGTGAAGATATGGTTCGAGAACCCGGAAACAAATGTGTGTTCGTTCAAGGTGGGTGCCGTGGGAATGACGGAAGGTGAAGACGGAAGCCGATATATGGGGAGTACACCTAATATATACAGTAGACCCTATACAGTCCAGTTTTACGAGGCTACGGAGGAAAACCCGGTGTCTATCGGGGATATGCAGCCGGACCAGATGATAGGCATATGGGTGGAAAGGAGTATAGACAAGGAAAAGGCTTTGGAAGAGTATAACAAAGTGGCAGAGAGGGATTTAGCTACGGAAACGAGATATAAGCCTATTCAGAAGGAAACACAAGAAATGTTAAATATGCAATTTTATTGGGAATAAGCTATTGCGTATGTCATAAACAAATATTATCTTTGTGGTGTGATTGATAAGGGAGCGTTAAAACTCCCTTTCTTAAGCTGGTTACACATAATAAAATATTATTTCAAAATGAACAACATCGTAGAACTTAACGGATTGCAGGGTGTAAAGAGTGAAAAGGTTTACGCCTATTTTTCAACCGAACCGAAAGAGGTGCAGAATGCCCTGGAGCTTGGAATAGCATGTACCGGGGCTGATGATAACGGGGCGTACAACATTTATTTTGACGATGAAGAAAACATATGCTGTGAATACATGCAGCGTTGTGTCACGAAGGAGTTCAAGAAGGTGGAAACAATAGAAGAAGCCGTGTTGTGGATGGAGGGTTATTTTAGATGAAGACGCTAATTTTTGATGTGATGCTGAACGAGCAATACATTCACACGTTCAAGTACAAGTACAATCCTTTGTTTCCTATTGAGGAGGAAGAGTTAAGGAAGTTTGTAGAAGAGAGATTGCCGACATTGAAAGGAAAGAGTTTTAAGATTTTGTTTTAGGATATGAATCTGAATGCTATCATAAAGAAATGGCTCTGCCGCCATGAATGGGAACTGATGTATGAGAGAAAGGTTACGGCATGGGATGAGTTAGGATGTAATAAATATATCGCCAGATATTACGTCTGCAAGAAATGTGGTAGATATAAGAAAACTAAAAGTTATTGATTATGAAACCAATAAGGAACAAAGAAGATATTGAAAATCTAAAGACAGATGAAAAATTGATTGAGTGCTTGAACGGTGAAGTGAATTATTATCGTTTTTTGTGCTTGCATCCGAGAAATGATGAATATGTGATTCTTCTGAACCATTGTGAGGAACCTAAAAGGTTTTATGTTAAGAGTATTATAGACCGATTTTATACGGACTATACAACACGCGACATAATCACCTATAAGAGGGACTATGCTATGGAACAAGTCAAGCTCTGCGAACAGGCACTGTCCGAATTTGATAAGGCATAAATATGTGCAAAAGAAGTTATCGAAGAGGAAATATTAAATCAAAAAGGAAATAAGCTATGAAACAGACAGTAGAAGAAGCGGCAATGCAAGAACTTATGTCAAGCTATGCAATAGTAGTTGAAGGTGAATTAGTCTATCAGAGACAAGCAATGCTAAACATGTTCAGAAAAGGTGCTGAATGGCAGTCAAGGCAGTCTCCGTGGATAAGCGTTAAGGAACGGTTGCCGGAGCAAAACGAACTTGTTCTTTGTAGAATGGTATCAAATGAAGCCATTGTAAGCGGATTTATTATACCTATGCCAAGTGGGAGACCTCGTGTTGTAACATTGTCGGATTTTGAATTTGAAGATTATGGCGATTACGTTTGTGACATGTGGGCACCTATTCCCTCCTTTGATGAAATATTTGAAGCAAACAAAGATGTACTGGAACGGATTAAGGGGAAAGGAGATTGAAAATGAATGAAAGGAAAGTTCTTTTGTTTAAGAAGGTATGTTATGATGTTGGAACACGTTTTTCTTTTGTTGTAAACGGTAAGATTATTGAAACGGTTATAAGCGATGTAATGATTGATTATCATAAAAATATCAATTATGAAAATCAATCTGTAAGGTATCATTTCTGCACTATGGACAAGCATACATTTGATGAGTTTTCTGAAAGAGAGTTGGAAGATATGATACGCAGGGGAATTGTTTTATGTATTGAGTAATAGAAAAGAGATTGAAAATGATAAAGAAATGGTATGAAGTTTCGTGTGATTTGTGCGGAAAAGGTTTAAATCACTATGCAGAATTAAAACCTACTTGCACTGATTTAAGGAGAGATGGTTTTAAAGTTAAAATCAATAACGGAAAGGTGTTTGTTTTTTGTAAAGAGTGCTATGAAAAGATAAAGAAGGAGACAAAGAAATGAAAGGAAATATATTTGACAAAATAAGAAAAGCATCTAATAAATACATAAAGTATATGATTGCTTGTGACTGTGTAGCCAAAGAAGCACAAAAACATATAGATTGGGACAATAATGTTTCGTGTGAATATTATCCCGGTGATGGAATATGTATAATGATAGACGAGCATGTTTGTTATGCTAATACATTCTTTGACTTGGTAGAAGAATCAGAAAACGATATGCTTGATAGGGGAACTTTTATGAGAAATTGTATTTGACATGGAAAGATATAGGATTGTGAAAGAAATAGGGTATAGCGGCTGTATTCCGATAGTCGTGTATTGCGTACAAGTCAGAAAAGACAAACGTCTTTCGTCTGAATGGGTGAATGTAAAGGGGTTTGATACCTATAGGAAAGCAAGAGAGTTGTTGCATGTTTTAAACGGTGATTGATATGAAAACAATTAAGATTTCAAATTTACAAGAAGGGGATTTGTTCATATATAAAGACGTAATGTATGAAATTGTACATAAGGACAAATGGGAAACCTATTGTAAATATGTCAATGATAAAAGCCATTTAGGAGGATGGTTTTCAAGTGAATATCTTTATTGTAAATTTAGTAATTATACAAAAGTAGAGATTTAGATGCTATGAGTAAATATAGATACAGAGAAGTAAAGAATTATATCCACAACGAATTAAAGTTGACTAAAGAGGATATAAAGGAAATTATGATTCCAATCGTGAAAGAAGAAGTAAAACGTGTCTTCCACAATACCTACGGAAACGACGTTGATATAGAGAGGTGGGTTCGTT